CTTCCAAAGTTGGGGAAGTTTCAGATGCCCTGGCACGCCTGTACTCCAATCGTGATTTCAAGAAAATCATTCTGGAAGGTTATCTCAAGGAAGAAGCCATTCGTTTGGTTCACTTGAAAGCTGACGAGAATATGCAGAACGGTGCTGCACAGCAAAAGATCTTGGCCCAAATTGATGCCATTGGCATGTTGAAAGCCTATTTCCAAACCGTTGGTTTCTTGGGCGAACAAGCCCGTAAGACCATCGTTTACGCTGAAGACGCCCGCTCTGAACTGATCGAAGGAGATGATGATGGCCGTTGATATTCTGAGTCTTTCCGACGATGAGCTGATGAGCACGGACCTGAGCACTTTGCTTGCTCAAGGTGGTGAGTCGGAAAATGAAGCCGGTGAATCCACTGGCTCCACTGATCCCGATGAAACCCCTGGTGCCGAAGGCCAAGCGGCTGAATCAGTGGCCGGTGCTGAAGGCACCCAGGCCACGGATGAAGACGACGCAGGCCAAGGCGGTGACAAAGACCAAAGCCAAGAACAAAACGAACCTGCTGGTGAAGCAGGTGAAAAGGTTGAAGGGGCCAGCGAAACATCTCGCCAACCCGATACGTCCACAGATACAGGTGCAGACAGTTCTGCCCAAGTGGACTACAAGACCGAGCATGAAAAACTGCTGGCCCCCTTCAACGCTAACGGTCGTGAAATGACTGTCGCTTCTGTTGAAGAAGCTCGTACCCTGATGCAAATGGGTGCGAACTACAACAAGAAGATGGCAGCGATCAAACCCAATCTCAAGCTCCTGAAGCTGCTGGAAAGCAATGGCTTGTTGAGCGAAGAGAAGATTGGCTTTCTGATCGACCTGGAAAAGAAAAATCCAGAAGCGATCTCCAAGCTGGTCAAAGAAAGCGGCATTGATCCTATAGATCTTGACGCTGAAAAAGCAGATGGCTACCGCCCCACTGTCCGTGCTGTCAATGACTCTGAAATTGAGTTGGATGAAGTTCTCGAAGAGATTGCCTCTACCGAGAGCTACCAACGAACCGTTGATGTTGTCGGCAAGCAGTGGGACCAACGGAGCAAACAACTCATTGCCGAGAATCCCCAACTGCTGCGTGTTGTGAACCAACACGTTCAATCCGGTGTTTATGACCTGATTGCGTCAGAGGTTGAACGGGAACGAGTGTTTGGCCGTCTGCAAGGTCTTTCTGACATTGAAGCCTACCGGCAAGTTGGTGATTCCATGAACACCGCTGGCAAGTTTGACCACCTTGGTACGAAGGGGCAACAAACTGAGCCAGTGAAGGTTGTGGTGACTCCGAAACCGAAGCAGGTCGAAGACGAGAAGATCAAAGACAAACGCCGTGCTGCCAGCACAACCAAACCCGCTGTTGGCGGTAAGTCACTCAAGGATCTGAACCCATTGGCTTTGTCCGATGAGGAATTTTCCAAGATTGGTTTGCCACACCTGATGTAAGGAAATCTCCATGTCGATGCAATACAACAACCCCACTGGTGGCACCGAGTCTTCGATTGCTGCTGCTGCCACTGCCACCGCCCTGGCTGGCAATCAAATCCGTACTGACTTCTTCTACAAGCAGGCTTTGATCGAAGCCCGCAAGGAGCAATACTTCACCCAGCTTGCTGACGCTCGTGCCATGCCCAAGAACATGGGCAAGAAGATCGTGCAGTACCACTACCTGCCTCTGCTGGACGACCGCAACATCAATGACCAGGGCATCGACGCCACTGGTGCCACCATCGCCAACGGCAACCTGTACGGTTCGTCCAAGGACATTGGCACCATCTCGGGCAAGCTGCCTGTGCTGTCGGAAACTGGTGGTCGCGTCAACCGTGTTGGCTTCAAGCGCAAACAGATCGAAGGCACTTTCGAGAAGTTCGGTTTCTTCGACGAGTTCACCCAGGAATCCCTGGACTTCGACTCGGACGATCAACTGGAAATGCACATCTCCCGCGAGATGATCAACGGTGCCAGTGAGATCACTGAAGACGCCCTGCAGATCGACTTGCTCAGTGCTGCTGGTGTGATCCGTCTGTGCGGTGCTGCCTTGTCGGTTGCTGCCATGAACGCCACCTCGTTGGTGACCTACGGTGACCTGATGCGTCTGTCCATTGACCTGGACAACAACCGCACGCCCAAGCAGACCACGGCCTTCACTGGTACTCGCCAGATCGACACCAAGACCATTCCCGGTGCCCGTGCCATGTACATCGGCTCCGAGCTGCTGCCCACGCTCAAGGCCATGAAAGACCTGCACAACAACCCAGCCTTCATCCCGGTTGAGAAGTACGCTGCTGGTGGCCAAACCCTGACGGGTGAAGTCGGTGCCATCGACCAGTTCCGCCTGATCGTGGTTCCCGAGATGATGAAGTGGGCCGGTGCAGGTGCTGCTGTTGCTGGTAACACCACCATGTACTCCACGGCTGGCAAGTTCGACGTGTTCCCGATGCTGGTGATCGGTGAAGCCTCGTTCACCACGATCAGCTTCCAGACCGATGGTAAGGGCGTGAAGTTCACGATCTACAGCCGCAAGCCTGGTGAAGACATTGCCAACAAGGACGATCCTTACGGTGAGACCGGCTTCATGTCGATCAAGTGGTACTACGGCTTCATGACCCTGCGTTCTGAACGCATCGGCCTGGTGAAGACCGTCGCTGCCATCTAAACCATGGCCAAGGTGAGGGGGAAGTTCTCCCTCACCTGTTTACATAAAACTTGACACACTTGCTGGAACACAAAATGTCAGCCCTTGAACATGAGAACGACGCTACCGACGAACTGACCGTGCTGAAAGGCCGTGCAGACCTTTTGGGCATCGCTTACCACCCCTCGATTGGTGTGGACAAGCTGCGTGAAAAGATCGCCGGGGCAATGAGCGAAACCAAGGAAATCACTTCGGTGGACCAGCTTTCCCAGAAAGCTCGCCAAGATCTGATCAACGAAGCTAATGAGCTGGTTCGCGTTCGCATCACCTGCATGAACCCTGCCAAACGTGAATGGGATGGCGAGATCTTCACTGTCAGCAACACCGTTGTGGGCACGTTCAAGAAGTTCATTCCGTTCAATGCGGAAGAGGGCTGGCATGTCCCACGAATCATCTACAACCAGTTGGTTGATCGCCAGTGCCAGATCTTCTACTCGGTCAAGGATGCCCGTGGTAACTCTGTGCGTCGCGGCAAGATGATCAAGGAGTTCGCCATTGAATTGCTGCCCAAGCTGACGGCTGCAGAGCTGAAAGACCTGGCTCAACGTCAAGCCATGGCCAACGGCACTCCTGAGTGATTTGACTGATACCCCAGATAGACGGAACGCTCTATGACGACTGCTCTTGTTACCCCCATCACCCTGGAATCTCTTTCCACATCCACCGTGGATGGCTCAGGTGTCTTTGATACCTTGATGCGTGCTCAGAAGCAGCACCTACAGGAAGAGTTCAAGGCTGGTCGAATCAAGGGTTCGGAGTACGCCTCTGTCTATCTGGGGGCGATGCAGGCCACCCTACAGTCCTCAGTGCAGTTCTTGCTGCAACGTGATGCAGCTACCTTGGCTGCACAAAAGCTGCAGCAAGAGGTGATCTTGGTTCAAAGCCAGAAGGCTTTACTGGACCAACAAGTGCTCAATGCCATCGCTGAAAACGATGTGCAAGTGGCTCAAAAGTGCTTGCTGCAAGCTCAGTTTGACAACACCCAGGCCACCACACTGCGAGTCAACGCTGAAGTGTCCTTGGTCAACCAAAAGCTGCTGACTGAGAAGGCTCAGACCACAACTCTGGGTGTGGATGCTGACAGTGTGATCGGTCGCCAAAAGGCTTTGTACTTCGCACAGACCAACGGCTACTCACGAGATGCAGAGCAAAAAGCTGCTGACTTGATGATCAAGAGCTGGGCTACTCGCCGAACCACTGACGAAGGCACGGTGGCCGATGCCACCAACATGCTCTACGACGCTGCAGTGGGCCGAGCAGTCAACAAGTTGCTCAATGGTGTCGGTGCCTGATCTCTGACTGGTCTAAACAAAGGGAGCTTGAGGCTCCCTTTTTAATTGGTGGTACTTATGGGTTTGTTCTCAAGTGAAGAAGTCGTCACCGTTGGGACGAGTATTAGTCGAGTCATCAAAGATGAGCAGTTGCCTGACTCCATCAAAGGAGCCTTGGTAACAGCTCTTTACGATGACAGCGACTTGGTAGACAACATCTTGGAAGCTAGTGCGTCTTCCCTTTCTAACAGGGCAGCCCGCATGTATGCGTATGCTGCTAGGGCAAATCCAATTGGTATGCCATCTGGGGAGATTTATTCAAAGACGCAGGGATACTCCGAGGTACAAGCCGTACTGGATGGTATCGAGGGATGCCCTGTATTCCTTGAATACATGCAGTATGGTGGAGGTAACTTCATTCATATGGCTTGGATGGATTTGATTGAAGGCCATGGATATTCCATCACCACAAACAAACTAGGCAATTTGACTGCCCAAAAAGGCAAAGACGTTTACCTTGAAGATATGTATGTGGAAATGCCTGGATCATTGGTGGGCATGTATACCTCTACTGAAACTGCAATATGGGGTAGGCCTCCTAATTCTGGAAATATCCCAGGTCGCCTGGCCGATGTGCCAGATGAGTTCTTGGTTGCAACGATGCCAGCTATTGTGAATGCCTTACAGGTTCCACAAATCAAGGTTAAGTACACCTGGAAAGCCATTGTCAATACGGTTGAGCAAACTTTGGTAGGTTCATTTGTAATGCCTTTGCGGTATTCAGAAATCCTGCCTGAGTATTTTCAGGCTAAATACAAAGTCAATGGGGTAAGCAAATACTGGATGTATCGTTATGGTGCGGGAACGCATCCAACTTTGGATACGGTATTCACCCAATCACAAAGTGTGATTGGAGACTTTTACCCAAATATCTACCATCGCCTTGAAAAGACTTCACAAGGTGTAGATAAAACTTCTGCTCGGTATAAGGCGCAGAAGAAAATGTCTTCGTACATGGGTATTAACTACGATCAAATCTGTGATGCCATTCATGAAAATCCAGATATCAATGATGTAGCGCAGGCATTCATGACTTTGGCTGTTCCTGCAGATACCAACAATCCCCTTGAATTGCGATACTTGTACGAGTTTTTTGATGCTGTACACATTGCCTCTGCAAGCAATGACATAGATTACACAGAAACCTATTTGGCCCAATATGCCGATGGGTATGAGAGTGGTACCCCTCGTGTGATCACGATTCGTGATTCAGTCTTTGAAATGAGCCTGATTTATTCAGGTATCTCTAAAACCAGAAAGATTGGTAAGGTTGCCGAGGTGGGTAAGTACACCATGGGCTCCATTGAGATTCCTGCACACAATATCTATGCGAATCCCCGTATGGTTCGCGTTTACAAAAAACAAATAACTGCTAATTTCTATGACGAGATCAGGGTCAGTAATCTGTACATGCGATACAACGTGGATGGTGAAAACCAAACCACCGTAGGTAACGCAGGTGGAATCTTGCTGGTGCCATTGGATCGAGGTATTACTCGATCTTTTAATGCTCGCGATGCAGAAATCCTTTATGGCCGTAGCCTGCATTTTGTTTTCAATAGTAGGGTGGTTACCGACGCTGAGTGGTATCAACAAGCCTGGTTTGGAACGCTTTTGTTGATCATTGCGGTGGTTATCACCGTAGCTTCTTTAGGTGCTGACGGCGGTAGCTCTATTCAAGCTGCTCTTGTTTTTCTTGCAACTGCGACATACGCAGAAATAGCCATGGTAATCGCCTACAAGCTATTGATTTACTTTGCCCTGCGTGAAGGGTTTAAGTTATTCGTAAAGTTGGTTGGTCCTGAAGCAGCCATGATTGTTGCCATCGTGGCTGCTGCTTATGGTTTGACCAGTACAGCAACCAATGGGGCCACCTCCATGACCCAAGTTGGTCTACAAGCTCAAACCCTGGTTCAGATTGCTTCTGGGATCTCAACTGGGATCAATACCGTACTGGAATCTAAGACAAAGGATTTGGTTACTGAGTCCGCAGCATTCAGTATGTTCAGCAAAGATAAGCAAAGCGAGTTGGACACGGCTCTCAAAGATTTGGAAACAACTTCATTGCTGTCGCCCTTTGTGATTCTTGGAGAGAACCCAAGTACCTTCTACAAAAGAACAACCCATTCCGGTAACATTGGCACTTTGGTTTTTGATGATATTCACAGTTATGTGTCACGCAGTCTGAAGCTACCTGATTTCACCGATACGCTAGGAGGCATTACTTATGTCTAGTTTTTACAATCCCACAGATTTTTCTGGCTTCAATGGCATGAGTGGTATGCCTATGCTCCGGCAACCTCAGCTTCTTCAAAATTTTGACTTGGGACAAGGCCCAATTGATCCAACTTCTAAAGTCGGCATGTACGGCTGGTCCCCTTTGTCGGATGGTGCAAGTGCCGTTGCCTCACCAGCAAGTCAAGGGTGGTGGTCCGATTTCACCCAAGGAATGAAAGACAAGGGGATTTTGACGACCACTGACAAGAATGGTGTGACCACCCAAGGTGTTGGTAACCTGGCTTTGTCTGCCGGTGCTGGCTTGCTCAATGCCTACACAGGTATGCAGCAATACGGCCTGTTCAAAGACCAGTTGAACTTCCAGAAGGAATCGTTCTACAAGAACTACGAAGCCAACAAGGCCACTGTCAACACCCAGTTGGAAGACCGTCAGCGTGCTCGTGTGGCATCCAATGCTGGTGCCTATGATTCCGTCTCCAACTACATGAACAAGAACGGAGTCAAATAATGCCTCCAATTACTTGGCGAAATGTTGATGCCCCGGACTTGCGTGGGGCAGCTCAAATTCTGGGTCAAGCTCAGAACTCGTTTAACACTGCTTTGGACAACTTCGGTCGCCCATTGCAGATGTTGGAAGCCACTGATGCCAAAAACTGGCAGGCACAAAAAGAAGTCAATACCGATCAGTTCATGCAGCGTTTGCAGCAATTCAAGACGCCTGAAGAGCTGGCCGCTGCCCAACAAGCAGGCACGCTTCAACAGATGCGTGATGGCTTTGGTGC